CCGCGAGCGCCCAACCCTCGCACAACGTCAATCGGTATCGACTTTGTGCCAATCTTTCCCGTCGTGCGGTCAACGATATCCAAACTGTCCTTGGTGATGTTGCGCATCATCCGTTCGAAGCCAGGATCGAGCCCGCCCATAGGCGGTGGCGTGACCGTGCCGCCGCTACCGTTGTAGCTGATTTGCGCCGGCGCAAATGCTGAGAAGCTGATCAGCACAACAAGAAGCAGGACGCGCAACCAAACGGTAAGCATCATTGATCCTTCACGAGCAGCCAGCCGAGAACCAGCAAGCCAATAAACACGAGCCACGCGTAAGGCTCCACGTGCATGACACCCATCACACAGCCCTCCGCAGCCACTTCACGAAATAGACCAAGAGCCACGCCCCGACGACAAGCCAGGACACCTCCAAAGCCTCAGCCGAGCTAATAACCTCGCAGCTGGGCGGCGAATAGCCAGAATGAAGCCAAGTTGAAGGGTCATTCCAATCATTGCCCGTGCACTGGCCAGGATCACCGGCAAGCACGCGCCGCTGCCACGCATAGCCGTCGATGTAATCGCCAGCCAGTTGAAACTCATAGACGCACGCGCCTTGGCTTACTACCTTGGTCCCGTGCGCCGCGATGAAATCGAGGGCCGCAGCTTCAGCGCCGGGGCCCCCGTCCACACCTTCAGGCGACGGGTAACAGGTGCCAGAGGCGCCCATGTACCCGGTTGCCATTTACAGGCCCTTGCGGATGAACTTCACCGCCGCGATGGCAATCACAGCCACCAGGACAGCCGTCGCGATCGTCAGACCATCGGCCTTCATATCGGCGACGGCCGTGGTCACATCAGCAGGCACGGCGGCCTGAGCACGAGCGGCCAGCAAAGCCATGGGAGCGAGAACCAGAGAAAAACGCTTGTTCATGACGAACCTTTCAGACAGTGCGGATTGAAGGAAGCCCGCGAGGTGCACCACGCCCCGCTAGCAGGAAATCACTGGAGCCAGTTGAACGGGCCGGAAGCGTCGATCGCCCGATCATGGGTGAGAACTCGTTGAAGGGCATACACACCACCGACCGAGACCCGCCTGAACTCCGAGGCATAGTGCGCACCGCCAGGGCTAAGCCAGCCGCCGCCCTCGCATCGCTTCCAGTCATCGGAAATCGCAGAATTGCCCTGCACAAACGAAGGCAGACCAAGCCAGCGACGAGCACGGCGGATAGAGTGATCCAGGCCGCCGATACCGTAGATGCGTGAGCCATCGGGAAAGCTCCCAAAGGTTTTGCTCGTGTCCTTGCTAAGGTACTTGAGCAGGTAGGGGACCGCCGCCCTGGCCCGCTCGGTGCGGGTCATGCCGTGCGGCCACCAGCCGCAGGCGTCAGGGCGAGGGATACGAACGCCACGAGGCACCCACAGCGCCACGTGGTAGTGAATGACACCGCGCTTTTGCAGCTCGGCCACCCACACATAACGGCACGCATGCCCGCGCCGCGCCATCCACTGACGCAGGCGCTTCAAGAACTCGCTGATATGCCGCGCCTTCCAGTCGGCATTACTGCCGGCATAGGTCAGCGTGATCATGAGGCACTCGTCGGACCGGTGCCCACGCTCGGAGACAGCATGACCGCGCGCCGCAAAGCCGACGTTCATCCGCAGCTTGGCCAGACGCCGCCGCCCTGCTTCGGCCTCGAAGGCGCATATCTGCGCCCGGAGCTGTGCACGCTCGCCGCGCGTGATCGCTTCGGACAGCGCAGCGGACACTGAAAACCGCTGCGTGTCACTTGTTGGAACTGAGACAAGCCCCGCGCCTGCGGCGCTGGCCGAGTGGCGACCGGTGGTCGTCGCATAGCCGTACTGGTGCCAGTGATCGTCGGACAGCTCCCGCGCCGACAGCTCCCAGGCTGCGGCGTGGCGCTCAGCACCACGACCCAGCATGTTGCAATCATGGAGGTTCAGCTCGGCATGGCGAACCGCTTCAGCTTGGAGGCTCATGCCTTCACCCTCGCGTGAGCAAACCAGCCGATACACACGCCCAGACCGAACAACGCCGCACCAACCGGCACGAACACATCCACAACGAAGCGAGCGAAGCCGTACAGCTCCTGCGCGGTAATTGGCATGCTCACAGCGAGAACCCCCCGACAGGCATCCCGCCGAGGCCCTGCAGCTCGACGTCCACCGAGGGAGCGCCGAACGCGTCAGACGCGACCGACAGGGAGAGGCTGACGACTTCGGAATCGTCAGCAGACGCACGCGCCAGGACGGCGAGCGCGGCCATGCGCAGAACCGCCAGCTCGGCGGCATGCTGCGCAGTCACGAAATCGTGAACGCCGGCCATGGGTGCACCCCTCAGCCAGCAGCCGTAGCGCGCTTCAGGGGAGCCAACCGCGCCGAAACGGCCAAGCGGCCATCACGGTCGATGTAAAGGCTGGAGGGGTGCAGCTGGTAGTCGCCCACGGGGTAGGCGGGTTGATCGCTATCGAGCATCAGCTCGAACTTTTCGGGGTACGGCGGGGGGTTGCCATCCTTGTCCACCGTATGGGCATAGCCCGACTGCATGCGCAGGTGGTAGGGCTTGCCGGTGGTCTTGCTGTTGCCCTTAAACTCGCGAACGGTTGTCTGGGCGATAGTGACTTTGATCATGTTGGCTCCGATTAGTCACTACACAGAAACTTGTGTAGCGCGCCGGAGCTTAGTCACGTGGGAAAAAAGATGCACACCTTCCAAGAGGCGATTGACAAGGCGTCAAAAATCTGCGGGTCGCAAAAGCAACTAGCGGAACGCCTAGGACTTGCGCCGCAATCAATTACAGACGCAAAGGCAGGACGCCGCCCACTGCCAAAAGAGAAGCTCGCGGTTTTGGCCTGCCTGGTCGACATGGACCCGGCCCAACTTTGGGAGCTTCAAGAGGTCGCCAACCTTCCCAGGCGGAACCCCTTCCTACAAGCTGCAAGCGCGGTGCTTTCGGCTTTTCTCTGCGTCGTTTTGTCGGTGGCCGGAAACGACGCGAACGCCCTAGCCATCGGCGCTAACTCGAAAACTCAGCTGAACGCCGCAATACACATTGTCGAACTAATCGACCTGCTTGGTACGCCACCGAACGGACGTCGACCCGGCCATGCCCTATGTTGAGCTTGTTCGTTTCAGCTTCACTACTACCGAGGTTCCATCATGATCAATCGTTACCGTACTCAGATCAGCCTGTGCTCATTGATTCTTCTGCTCGGCCTGAGTGCCTGCGCGGGCATGTCTCACCGTGATCGCAATGTGGCCGTGGGGGCCGGCGTCGGTGCCGTGGGTGGCGCGGTGCTGACCGGCGGCAGCACGGTGGGGACCGTGGGCGGCGCCGTCATCGGTGGCGTGATTGCCAATGAACTGGAGAAGGACAAGAAGCGTTGATGCAGCGGCCGGAGCCGACTTTGTCACACGACGCCTACTTTCACCCCGACACCGAGGCCGTGCGCTTCTGGGTCAGTCATGGGAATGCGCTGGTGGGTGCCAGCATCAGCCGGCGCACCCTGCATTACCGGTTTCGCCCCGAGGCCGTCGATGACGATGCGCTGGAAACCTACCAGCGCTTTGCCGAGACCATCAATGCTGCGGTATTGCGCCGCGTTGCCGAAGGTGCGCTCGAACCGGTGATGTTGCGCGAGTTCGATCTGCGCGTGCAGGACGCGCGATAGCGCAGCGGGCTTAGCAGGCCTGCGCGTCGTCGGCGTCGCATTCGATGCGGGCGTCATCGATCATGCGGTCGAAATCGGCCAGTTCACTGAGCGCTTTCAGCGCGGCCTTGCCCTTGGGAATCAGCGGCTTGTCCAGCGGGCGGTAGATGCGGCTGCGCAGACGGCCGAGGCGCTCGGAATGCTCCATCGCGAACACCACGCTGTCCAGGTCCAGCAGCATGGCGAAGGGATCGACGAGCGATGTGGCGTTGGGGTTCAGGCGCATGGTAGTTGCTCCGGTAGGTATGGAGGCAACTGTAGGGAGCACCCGCTTGATCCAGTAGTCGGCCCAGGGCCAAACCGCTTGTCAGGCAAGTTCCTACGCCGCTGCTGCGGCGCAAGCCCTGTTCAAGGCCTGCGCGCCTTGGCGATTTGCTCGGCCAGCCGGTCGCGTCCGGCACGGCGCGCGAAGTCGGCCGCGTCCATGCCTTGCTCGTTGCGCAATCCGGCATCGGCGCCGGACTTCAGCAAAAACTCAACGCTGCCG